ATTGGCAACAGGGAGCACACCGGTTACTTGCGTGGCAAGGTCGATAGACCCGCTGACATCGGCCAAGTTGACGATCACACTGCCTTGCAATGAAATCGTACCAACGTCTGTGATGTCGCCAACCAGCGACAGGCCGCTGGCGTAGCCTGTGCCAACCACCCGGCGCACCGTACCCGCGCCCAAGTTTGCCCGGGCTTGTGCGGCTGTAGACGCGCCTGTACCGCCGTTGATGATTTGAGTAATGCCCTGCGTTTCACCGCCTGTGAGCACGTAAATGTTGTTGAAGAACCGAAACCACTCACGCGAAATCAACCCGGTGCGCTGGTCAACCAACGCAACCCGGGGTGCAGGTATTTTCGTAATGTTCGGTGTTGGGTCAGACATTCGTAGGACTCATGATGAGTTCAGCGCCCACGATGGCAATTTTGGTTTGGTCAGTCCCTGAAACTTCGTACACACGATCGCGCAGTTTAAGAGTCATGCCCAATCGACGCCAAAGGACACGGGTGCCGTATGCGCCCGTCTTGCCCATTGACCGCCAGTGGCTGTTGCTCCAAGTGTGCCCACCATCGTCCGACCAACGCAGCATGACCTGCGGGTCGATGGCCGTTGCGGTGAAACTTGATTCTTCAATCAACAGCCTGCCGCCAGCAGATGCAGGGGCTTCCCATACAAGGTAGTCGCCACTCTCGGTCAGCAAATCATCGTTGGGGTTCGATACGTCAATTTCGATAATAGGCGTTGTCACGCTTGCGTCGATTGCGCCGGTCTCAGCGTCAAGTTGCAGCGAGTGGTGCGCTGTTCGCTTGAGGTCGTTTTGCCCGGTGGGCAGCGCTCGCCATGACCGCAGCCATTTTTGCACGGCCCCATCATCTGTAAACACGTCAAGGTCAAATGCGTACAGGTTGCCCAACTCGTGGTCGCCTACGACCACCTCACCGTTGAACGCCATTTGGCAGTTGGAACGATGGCGTGTGAAGTCACCGTTGACAAAGGCAGCACGTTCATGCCACATCGACGTGGCAACGTCAAACACCCATGTGGTGTTGGCAGACGGGAAGATCAGCACATAGAACGCATGGCCGTCTTGCTGGTACGTGTACGCAATCGCGTCCGTCATGTTTTCGTACTGCTGAATCTGCCACTCGATTGCGTGAGTTGACACACGCTGCGCCGTGTAGCCATTTGCCCGGTAAACGATGCCTTGGCCCCGGGCGTCAGCGCCCAGCCAGAAGATGCCGTTGTCTAGCTTGGCGACAGAAAACGCAGCGATGCAACCAATCTCATTGAACGCGCCCTGCACTGGACCTAAAGGAAAGTCAGCAGCGCCCGAGTCGTACCAGACCTCGACTGAGTTAGTGCCAAACAGCCACGCTTCACGGTGGCTTATAAGCACTGAGATCAAGCCGTCTGGTGAGCCTTCAGCGCTGGCAAAATCAAGTGGGTCAATAGACCCGCCGTCAAGAAGCTGGGTAATCCACAGCCGCTGACTGTTTGGCTCGTTGAACACAAAGTAACCGTTCAAATAACCCACGGTGACAGCGCCGGGGAAGTCCGGGTCGTCGATCTGTTTGAACTCGTTTGTCAGGCTGTTGTAGATGAAACTGGGGCCATTGCAGGCAATGAACAACTGTGTGCCGTTGTCTGCCATGCTGACCGGGCCGGTGGAGCCGGAAACCGTGCCAATAAGAGTTGGCCTCCACAGCGTATCGATTTTGTACAACAACTCGCCTGATACGGCGTAGGCTTGGCCGTTGAACTGCCACAAGCCGCGAATGGGGCCATCGCCCATGTTTGTCAAAAACCTGAGACCGGGCGCACGGTTTAAGAACCCCGGCTCTTTACCCCCTTCGGGAATAATTTCAGGGAACAGGTTGACCATGCGGTTATCCGCAGCGTTGACGCTACGAGCCACATACGATGACCCAAGGATCGGCGTTTTCATCAGTAGTTGCCAGCGTAGATGTTGAACCGTTGACGAGTCGCAACGATAGCATATGGCATCGACATCACGTCATCTGGGTTGTTGATGCGCTTCAAGTTGCGCTTGCTGGTCATGGCGATACGCTTGACCTGTTCGCTTGGCTCAACGCCATACTCGGGCGCAATTTCCATCGCCAAGTTGTATGTGAACGCACGAAGATACCCGGGTGGAAACAGCAAAGTTGTTGCCAGCGTGGCAGGCTTGTCCAGCCGGTCTACGGAAATAAAGTGCCACTCCAAGTCCCGGGTAGGGCGGGGGTAAACCGTCATCGTCACATCGGGGTATGTGTTGTTGACGAAGATGACTTGCGGGTAAGTGGACGTGACAGTCTTGACCGCGATACCGTTGTACTGCTGCTGGTTGATGAACTTGATGCCAAACGACACGTTGGTGCCGGGGTCACGGTAGTACGTGGCGTCATCAAGCAGCACAGGGCGCAAGCCAGCAAAGTCACCGCTAGGGCCAAGAGTGCGGGTAATTTGACCAGCAGGCCACGTAAAAATTTGATCTTGTGTGCTGAACACCGACAGTCGTTCGGTGTCCCACGAGTCGATCATTTGATCCATCGCCGTCAGGGCGTCATTCGACATGTCAGCCGTTGGTGTCTCACCTTCGGCCAATACCCCCAGCAATCTCAATGCTCGGTTAATTTGATCGCCAGCGGTGTACGTTGCCATGTCAGACTCCTTCGGTTGCACCCTCGACGGCTTCAATTCGACGGGTATATTTGCGCTTTGTCCCCAACACGTTCACTGGGGCGTCATCTTCGGGGTCCGAAGGTGTGTCTGGATTGTAGCGTGTCCAGCCGTTTTGTTCATCAGCAACAGCCTCAAGTTCCATTGTGGCAACTTTAGCGCCGTGGACGGGATGTTTGAGATAGATGTTCATAGGTAAGAACGGGGTCCGAAGACCCCGTTTGGTTTTACAGTACGTGGACTACAGCGAAGTTGATCACAACGGCTTCAGACAGCGAACCGCCCGAAAGGTTGCGCAACGTGATGGTGCAAGTTCCAGTGCCTTTGCCGGAAACCCAGCAGTTGTAACCACCAGCAGTAGCACCAGAAGCAACGCTCAGAACCACAACATCTTTGGCGCTGATTGTGCTGTTGGTCAAAGTGAACGTGACGTTCGTGACGTTAGCCAAAGCCTCGTTGTTCATTGTAATCTGACCGGCAGACTTGTTCAAAGTCACGCCAGTCGATTTGCTTGTCAATTGGGTCACTGCGCCGCTTGCTTCTGCGGTGTAACCCAATTCGCCACCAGACATCACTAGGTCAGACCCGACAATGTTCTGGTCTTCAAAAGCAACGCCGATTGGTTTGGTATTGGAGGTCATGATTGTTCCTTTAAAAATGGGGACCGAAGCCCCCATTTATGTTTAGGCAATGCGGTACGCAGTCCAAGCACCATCGCCGGTTTTACGGGCGCGGAACTGAGCAGACGTGTTAGCCGACACAGCAGCAACACCAACGATAGACCAACCTGTGCCAACCACGAGAGTAGCTGCGTTGGTACCGCCGATGTTGATGATGTTGAAGTCAAACGCTGCGTTTACTTTTTCAGCGCTGGACACGTCAGCTTCCAACAATGCCACAGTGGGCAAAGTCAAGTTGACGGCTGCGCCGGTGTACGTAAACAGACCATTTGCCAGTTGCGCTGAAGTCAAAGTCGCAGCAGCGGTTAGGGCTGTAGGAGCGCCTTGAACGAACAGTTGCGCTTCGCCGACATTACCGTCACCGACTTGATAACCACCTGCACCATTAGGGAGAGCCATGATAATTTCCTTTCAAATTTGATACGAAGAACGGGGCCGAAGCCCCATTTGATTAGCCCCAGATGCGGCAACCCATTTGTGGACGGATTGTGCTGTAGCCGTACAGAACGTCGATACGGCAAGGCAGGCGGTCGTTGTTGATGTCGTACTGACGCACAACACGCAAGCTGATACCGTTGTGAACGGCGCGAGCAGCCATGTCAACGCCTTGTGGCAGCAACAGGTCGGCAGTTGCAAATGTGATCGCATCTTTGTGGTACACCAAGTTCTGAGCGTACTGGGTAGAAGCAGCGCCCACGAAGGTCACGGCTTTACCAGTTGCAGGCAAAGTGTTCACAGTAGCCAAGGCGTGTGTGGCCGAGTACATCGGAGCCACGGTCACGGTCCAGTCACCAGCCACAGCAGTAGCGTCAGCCAAAGCGACGAACTGGAACAGCGAACCGGTGGACTCGCGGGTCTGTGGGTTGACTGCGAAGCAATCAGCAACAGTGAACACGTCACCGGCTTTGATTGTTGTAGTCACAGAACCTTGAGTCAACACGATGCTGGAAGCGCCTTCGGATGTCACGCCGGGCGTTTTCACGGTAGTGGATGCAGAAGCGTCACGCGAACCAGTGGTGTGCTGCTTGATCGACTGAGACATGTTGATTTCTTCAAAACCCAACACGCCAGTACCCATCATGCCGTTCTTGAACTGCTTGCTGATAGTGTCGGTGGGGTTGAACAAACCTTTCATGCCTTCAACCAGACCAGCGTTGGCGGCTGGGTTGACGGTGGCGTAACGTGGGGACATCACAGCAGCATTCTCGTTCAGCTTCTGCTGGGCTTGCAACAGCACCAAAGAAGTGGCGGGAGTGGTGCCGGGTGTGCCAACGGTGTTGCCGATGGTTTTGTAGGCGTTGGCAACGTCAGCGTCGATGCTGGAGGCCAACTGGCTGATACGTGGTTTCAAGACACGCTCTGCGAAGTCGTCCAACTGCATGGTCAATTCAGCAGATGTGAAGTTGACGCCGATGTGCTTTTGGTTTGCGACAGTCAAAGTGGTGAACTGTTCGTTGTCGTCCTGAACTTGCAGGGCGGCGCCGTCAGTAACCAGAGCGCGGTCGGGCAAACGGATACGCAGTGTAGAACCGATTTTCGCACCTTCAACAGCAAAGCTGTCGTCGTACTGGCGGTTCACGTTGCGGGTCAAAACAAGGTTGTTTTCAAGGATTTCCAACGCCTTCCTTGTGATCATGTCAATGGTGAGAATCGAGTTACTCATGATAAATTCCTTTAAAAGTTAGCGAGAGCGTTGCGCTTCATACTTACGAATCTGGCGATTGCGTTCGGCTTCGATCCACTCCGAAGTGCTCATGGTTTTGATTGACCGGGGGTCAGTCGTGTCATGGCTCGGGCTTCCCGAAGACCTCGCAGTCACCGGACTAATCGGTGTTGGCGCGGAGGTTGTTTTCTTTACCGTAGGATTATCGGCCAATTTGACCTCAATCTTTCCGATTTCACGTGCCTGCATGATAGGCGACAGACGGGCGATGCGGTCAGCTTCTTTAGGGTTTGATCCAAGCCAGTAGGCAAGGTCAGGCCCAATATCAGAGTGCTGGATTGTCTCGGCCATCACGTCAGTGATTCGCAGCTTCGGGTTGTACACAACGTCTTCGTAGTCGTCGTATTTGTCCCGTGCTTTCTCCTCACGTTCGCCATAGGCTTCAACAAGTTCAGCCTGCTCCTTTTGACGATCCCGTTGCACCAACAATTCTTCAGCCTTTTTCAGCGCCAGTGCTTCCGCATAGGCGTCAGGGCTTTCAAAATTGTCAATCGACGGAACCTCCTTTGGAGCAACTGGCGCGGCTTGCCGCGCAGCTTGTTCACGTTCCCATTTGCGCTGTTCTCTTGCGAGGCGCTTGCCGATAGCAGCATCAAGTTCTTCTTGCGTGAATGTCTTCGACGCAGGTTGCTCGGGCTGGTTCTCAGCGACTTCCGGCGCATTTACAGCATTCTCAGAAGTGGCCGTCACTTCTGGCGCAGGCGCGGAGTCAACTTCCGCTAAGGCTTGGACTTCTTCAGTCATGTTTTAACTCTTTAGAGTTCCCGGTGAACCTCACCGGTACGGTTGGTTGATTACAGCATTCGAGTGATAACGCGCTGACCGGCTGTTAGGCCAGTTGCAAACGTAATACTTGTCGTGCTGCTTTCAGTATAGTCTAGGTTGTACTCTTTGACGAGTCCATTAACGATAACCATAAGGTAGCCGCCAAGGCCGTATTCGGGAACTGTGACTACAGTTTGACCCGCTGCGGCAACGGTGACAGGGTTCTGTACGCCTTGGATAGTGCCCACGCCATCGGCAGTCCAGATCAAATTGTCATTCGCATCGCGAAGTAAAAAAGTGTATCTAGACGGGCCAAGCCACACGCCCGCTTCGCCACGCGAGTCGAGAATGATTGGGTTGGTGTTAGAGATAAGCCCGGTGTCGTCGGCGTACGTAGCCAAGGGCACTGTGGTTCCGCTGGCGTAGGTGTACAGTTTGCCGCCGACCAGCGGGATACCCGCAGCCGTAAAAAACTGCATTTTTGGCGAGGGGGTGAGCGTAACTGCCATGATTTAAGGGGCCACAGGCCAGTTAATTGTCCAAGGAAAGCCAGCTTGCGAGGTGATGTCCCGAAGGGCTTGGCGATAGGTGGCCCATGCAGCTTGGTCCACTGGAGCGTCTGCCACCTGTGTCCAGTCGCTGTCTTTTAGCTTGTCGGTGCGCTGGCTGCGAGTCTTTTCGGCTTGCTCTGCGTCCTTGATTGCTTTGGCCTCGTCGTCCATGTCGGCCACGCTGTACTTGGTGTACCACTTGCCACCAATCTCCACTATGCCATCGGCAAAGCCAACTTGGTAGCGGGTCGGCTGGGCCTGTGGGCCTTCAAACACCACATCGTACAGGCCATCCAGCGGTCCGCTGACGTTGGGGTACATGTTGCGCAATTCGTGATAGTAAACAACTGCGCCTGTTTCTTTAATTCTGATCTGCATGGTTGTCCTTATGCGATTGCCAAGAAGATGTAACTGCCACCGCTGGCGTTGATTGCTGCTGGCGCTGTGGCCGTGAGTTCAAAACCCGCTGCAAACGTGTCCACGTAGTCGGTCGATGTTACCTCGGCGGCTGTGCTGTTGAGCAGCAAGTATGGATCGTTACCAGCCACGATGCCACGGGCAGAGTCCCAGACGTACCAGTCGCCAGTGTCGTCAGTGCGCTTGATGAGCACAAACCGTGAGCCTGCTGTAAAGCCGCAATTGATCTGCTGCGTTGTAGCTGTGCCTGTGTAGCTGCCGACTTTGCTCACCCCGGGGCAGGTGGCAAAAAGGTAGGCAACAAGAGCGTTGCCAGAGCCGTTTACGCCAGATGATGATGCAACGGCAAATGTTGTTGTCGTAGGGGTGCCAACAGGGAAGTTGGCTATTCCGTTAGCCCCGTTTGTGGCGTTGAGGATAAGACACCCAACAGGCCCGTTTGCATAAACAGCCCAATCGGCAGACGCAGATCGATTTTTAACTATGATAAGTTCAGGCGCAACAGTAAGGTTGTGAGATACAGTTCTTCCGTTTACGCCATTCCCCGTATAGCAAACCTCATCAAAAAAGCTGGGGGCGCGTCTAAAGTTCCAGAAAAAAGCGTAATTATTTCCCAGCGACCCATCTCCCGGACCAACTCCAAGTCTTGTGTTGCTTTGAAACCCTGTCGTGGCTACAAAGAAAGCAGGTTGACTTGTAGTTTCAGCCGCCGTAGTGTTGGTTACTAAGTTGTTTGGTGAACCGCGAAGTCTGTCATACACATAAAACGATCCGGTCTGCGGAACTTGAGAGCCATTCCAAAAGCCATAGCGATCCATAGCCATGTCAACCGGAAAACCGGTTGCAAAGGATGTGTTTACGTCTTGTACGGCTTGAGCGTAATAAACACTCGTCCCCGTTGTCGGCACTTTCATCGGGCCACGGCGTATGGCGATGTAGATGTAGGTAGCAGAAGGATTTGTGTTCCAATTGCCGGACCCAACTACAAAGCCAGTAGAAGTAATGTACAGATCACTAAGGTTTGCTTCTGCGGTTGGCGCGTTTGCTCGTAATTCTGCTGCCGAGGTTCCTCCGGAACCATCAAACGCAGTCATGCCTCGCATGTTGTCTGTTATGTGCCAAGAATCTCTATCTACATCCCCAGTGATGTTAGATGCCCTTTTTACAAGCAACCATTGTGGCTCAAACCCAAGCTCCACATTGACGGCGCTTGTGCCATCGCCCGTATAAGACCCACACGAAATTACATTGTCCGTACCCGTCAGGCCAAAGCCTCCAGCGTTGTGGGCAAACAGGTAGGCAACGTATGTGCCGCCAGAAGCGTTAACAGTCGTGTCTGTTCCAAGGCTGAACACCGTGTCGGTCGGCGTTGTGCTGTTCCAGCGTGTCGCGCCCGTGGCAACTGCTGCGGTGTCGTTTAACACCATATACTGCGTATTTGCATTGCTTCGGTGATATACCTGCCAATTGGCTGAAATGTCGGTGCGCTTGACAATAATGCACCCCGGTACTGAACTAAGGCTGTGGGCAATAGTGCGGTTTGCACCATTCCCCGTATACGTTACAACATCAAAGAACTTTGGCTGCTCGCGAAATGTCCATGAGGCGTAGTTTGTACTAGACAAACTTTGTCCACTACCTACCGTAAACCCTGCACTATTAAATGAAGTTAACCCCAATGCTTGAGTAAATTCAGCATCTGAATTGTTGGAAAGTAACCCCTTGGTTGCGCCTCGTAATGTATCCCATAGTACGTGATTATCAGGTGAATTTCTTGGCTTTAGCCAAACCAACCCACCCTTACCCGCAAGATCAATTCCGTTGGTGATGGTTTGCGCTGCGCCTGTACCTGTGTACAGCCAAGTCGAGAACACATCCTCAATGTAGTTGGCCGCACCGCTGCCGCCAGTTGCTGCAAATTGTGCAAGCAGTGTCATGTGTTCACCTTAACGGACAAACTTGCCATAAATGGTTGTGCCGCTGTCTCGGGTCCACAACAAGAACCAGTCAGTGCCGCTGGTCTGCAAGGTCACGCCGTTGCTGCCAAATGTGGTAGTGGTAACACCTGTAGATGTAATCCAGTTGATTGTGGGCCAAGTAATAGTGGCCGCGCCAAGGTTGATGCCTTCAATAAACAGCTCACCCAAGTTGCCTGAAGGGGGCCAGTTGGTGACCGACAACGTAACCGTACCGCTGGGCGCCCAACGCTGGATGGAGCCGTTGGTGTAGTCCAGCGCAGAAGTCGTGTTGCTGTTAAAGTACGTCCAGCCGGTGTCCTTGAGCATCGCACGGCGAAGAATCGCGTCCGACAGGTTGACAGCGCCAGTGCCCTTGGGCGTGACGTTGATGTCGATGTTGCTGTCAGTACCATCGGCAGACAGCGTGGTGCCTTCCAGCGTTACGCCAGCCGCAGCCACGTTGGTGTCAAACGTAGTCGCCGCTACAGACAGCGCCGAGACAGCTTTACCAAGCGTTAGATCGTTAACCGCAACTTGCTTGGTTGTACCCGATTGAACAATTGGCAGGACTTCCGTACCCGCAAGCGGAACCGTTGCTGCTGGTAGCTGAGTGATTTTTAAGTCGGCCATTTGCTCATTCCGGTTAGGCGCTCAATGCAGCCACTTTGTCTTGAAACGCTTTGACACGGGCGTCCAGAGCGTCACGATCAGCGTTCAATTGATCTGCAACAGCAGCTTGTTGCGCTGCCTGTGATGCCAAAGAGGCAGCTTGGGAGTCCAGCTTTTTAGCTTGGGCGGCCAATGCAGCCGTTTGGTCAGCCGAGGCTTTGTCAAACGCTGCTTGGGCTTGGGCCAGTTCGGCAGCTTTACCTTCAGTGTCCGCAGCTTGTGCTCGGGCAGCATCAACGGCTGTCTTTGCGTCAGCCAGCATCACTGCTGCATCGGTACGGGCTTTTGCCAGTTCGGCAGTAGCGGCTGCACGGTCAGCAAGGGCGTCTTGGGCGGCGCTCAAAGCACCTTGACGGACAGCCAACTCGTCACGCAAAGCTGCCATTGTGGCAAGGTCAACGGGGAGTTGTTTGGTGAAATACTCAACGTAATTCAGGGCTGGGGTGTCGTTGGAGACTTGCATTTTGACCTCTTAGGAGTAGTAGGTGACGTTCAATTTAGCGCCAGCAACTTGCTCAATGAACTGAATCTGAGTCAAGTCACCATCGTACTGCAAAGTGACGCCAGCAGCCAAAGGCATCCCAACAGAAGCTGTGGGGGCCACGTTGTCATCGCGCCAACGAACAGCTTGACCTTCGGGAGTGATAATGGCGATCCGGGGTGAGCCAGCTAGGCCGGACAAATCTTTCTGGGGCACTGTCAGCCGTGTGGCAGAACTCAGGCTTGTGATTTGCTGGTAGCCCAGTACAGAGGTGATGGCTTTAAGGTTGATGGCCATTAAAATCTCCTTCTTTCGGTGAATGACCGAAGTTTAATCAACAATTGTTCGGCATATTGTGCTACAGATTCAAAGAACCCACCAGCAAAAAATTGACCGTTAAAGAATGGTCCCATTTTACGCGTCTTCCGCGCCTTCAAACTCAGGCTTTTGCTTGATGATGGCGTACAGGGCAGCGCGGTCAGCACCAGCCACATACTCGTCACCAGCAACTTGCACCTTGCCAGCAGACATTGGTTGAGCGCCGTTGTCACGAGCTGCTTTGTTGGCGTAGCCATAGAAGGTCACTTCAGTGCCTTTGCCTTTGAAGTCTTCTTGAACAGCACCGATGTTCCAGTAGGTCGATGGAACGCCGAAGTCTGTATCGACTGATTTAATGAGGGCCATGATTTCTCCTATTTAAGCGATTACCGCGAGTTTACGAACTGTACCACCGCTGTCTTTGATTTCGATGTAGCCTTGGATGGTCAAAGCCATGTTTGCTGTGTATGTACCGAAACGCACGTTGCCAGTTCCTTTGGGTGTCAGAGCAAGGTCGATGTTGGTGTCTGTTCCTGCAACACTGAATGCCGGAGCGGCGCCAGTAGCCGAACCCGTAGCGGCAGCATAGTTAACAATCGTTCCAGCAGTGTGAAGAACTCTGAACTGTTCAGATCCTGCACCGTTTGTAAAGAAACGAACTGTTCCAGTTCCCTTTGACGACACGTAAATAGATACGTTTGTGTCTGAACCTTGTGCCGTAATGTTTGGTGTGTTCGCAGTAGCCGCCCCCGTCACCTGTACGAAGTTCACAGCAGAGGCTGTGTGGGCTATACGGGCTTGCTCTATGGCATTTGAATTATTGTTTGCGTTTGTTCCTATAGCTACAAATTGGGTTCCCTTTGCCGCAATAATAAGGTTGCCGTTTGGTACGCTGCCAAAAGGAGTCAAATAAACTGAATTTTGAGATGAACTACCTGCAAAAACACCAAGCCCAG